CATCAGCAGGATCGAGGTTTTGACGACAGCCAGTTGCGGCGCGCCCGGGACGTACCCGGCCTGGTAGCGGATCCGAACCGCCTCGCGCTGCCAACGCGGCGTCGGCCACGTGGCTCCGAGCGTGGGGACGAGCGAAGCGCCCAGCAACTCGTAGCGATCGGAGGCGACGGTCTGCTCCACGCCGGCTGCATCGATGTGCTTGACCGAGGTGACGCTGATGATTTCGGGATAGGGCAGACGAAGCGAGCCACAGTCGAAGTGGTCGGTGCGAGCCTCAAGGGTCTGCACTCCGATCGAGCGGCCGAGCCAGCCGCCAGGGCCGTCGAGACTGCCGGTCGCCGCGGCGATCATGCCCTCGACGTTCGCCCGTTCCGCCTCACCGCCGCCCAGCTTCAGTCGGGCGACGGCTTCCTCAAAGGTAACGACAGGCGCCGGTGGCGTGATGACGGTGACGCGCATCAGCACCTCCCGGAAGAAAGGGCCGCACCCGGAGGTGCGGCCGAGGTTGCGCAGGAGGAGCGGCTCAGGTGTTGCGCGTGGCTGCACGACGCCCACCCGTGGGCACTACGACAGTGCCTTCCGGGTCCGGCGCGGCGACCGGGGCGAGGCTCTCGGGAACGACCTTGACCTGACCGGTCACGGCGACCGCCTTGTCGGTGAGGGCCTGAAGCTCGCCGGCATATTCCTCGATGGTGGGGAGCTTCACCTCCACCCCCTCGGTTCGCATCATCTTCGTGCCGACCCGGATCGGTCGGTTGGGCTTGATGTCCATGTTGCTTCTCCAGAATGGAGGCCGCCCATGGGTAGGCGGCCTCAGTCACGGGGTGACAGGTTAAGGGACGACCGGCGCGCCGAACGGTCCCGTCACGAACGCCTCCGGCCGCTTGACCGCGAGCGCACCGCGCTCCTCGCAGCGCACGGTGATCATGTTCTTCTCGAAGTCGTCCGTGTTGGTCGTCGCGATCACCACGTTGGCGTCTTCACGCTGGAAGAACTGCGCACCGCTGTTGAAGGCGCCGACCAGGAACTCGCCCTCGAACTCCGGCACCTCCGTCGCGACAACCGGCAGACCCCACAGGGTCGGGCCGGCGAGCCGCAGCGGATTGGCGAGGATGTAGACGCCGTTCGCATCCTTGGTGAGCTCGATCTTCGCCCAGTCCATGTGGTGCAGGACGATGCCGGTGGACGGCAGCCGCGCGAGCTGCGCCTGGAGGATCGCCAGCCGGATGTCGTCGATCGGAGTGCGCGCTGCCGGAGCAAAGGCCGGTGCGAAAGCTGACGCTTGGGGAACGATGCCCTCAATGTTCGTCGAGCCGCCGGCACCAAACAGGATCTCCTGCTCCTTGGAGTAGGCGAGCCCGTAGCGCATCTCCGCATCGACCGTGCTCTGCAGCTGGGCGAAGTCGTCGAGGATCTGCTTGGACGCCTTGAACAGGTGCGCGATCGTCACGACGGGCGTGATCTTGGTCGCGAACGTGATCACGGACTCCGGCTTCTTCACGCCTTCGGGCACGACCGCGGCGTTGTTGACGAAGCCGGTCTGCTGCACCCAGAAGATCGCCGGCGACGTGGTCCGACCCGGCGCGATCAGGTCGGTGATGAACAGGCGCTGCGCCGGCATGCGATCGACGCCCGGCAGGCGCTGCGGCTCGACCACACCCTCGGCGACGCCGGAGCTGAGCAGAGCGTTCTGAACGGGGATGTTGAAGGTCTGACCAGGCTGCAGCTTGTTGGACGAGAGGCCCTTGATCGTCTCGTGCTCGACGAGCTGCGCGCCCACCGAGCGGACCTTATCCGCGCCGACGCCGCCGCGACGCACCGAGCGCTGCTCGATTTCACCGAGCTGCGCCTTCATCGCGTCGACCGTACCGACCAGCCCGGCCTGGCTGGCGATGAGCTTGTCGACCTCGGCCTTGGTCTCCGTCGACAGCTTGCCGGCGTTCTTGACTTCGGTCATCGCCGCTTCGGCTTGGGTGGTCAGCTTGTCGCTGACCTTCACGAGTTCGGCCGAAACCTCCTTCAGGAGGTCGGCGGTATCCTTGTCTGCCATGATGTTCGCCCTTTCTGGCGCTACGCTCGCATGAGCTTGAGGCGGGCGAGCGCGATGCTCAGCCCTACGGTGTCGCCAGCGCCCGGCGTGGCGGGTTCATCGACAGCGCGCGGCGTGCCGGTGATTTCGGAAATGAGTGCGCGCCGCTCGGCGCGCGGAAGTCGATCGCCGCGAGCAAGCGCATCGTCTAGGCGGCGTAGCGCGGTCATCTCGGCCTTGGGTTCGTGCGTGACGGCATCGGACGAAAGGAGCGCGTCGGCGAACTTCGCGGTCACCGCATCCTCGCCGGCCAGGAAGGTCTCGTCGTCCATCATGGCCGCGATCTTCGCGCGCGGCAGACCAGTCCGATCAGCGTACAGCCCGGCCATGGCGGCATCGAATTGCTCAAGCTTGTCGGCGATCTCGCGCTTGTCGTGGCGATTGCCTGCATCCGGCACGTTCGCGTTGTGGATCATGATGAACCCGGCCTTCGCGACCTCGATCGTGTCACCGGCCATCGCGATCAGCGAGGCGGCCGAGGCGGCGATGCCCAGCACGCGAACCGTCACCTTTCGCGGATGCTCGCGCAGCGCGTTGAAGATGGCGAGACCTTCGAACATGTTGCCGCCGGGCGAATTGATGTTGGCGATCACATCCTGGTCGCCGATCGCGCGCAACGCGGCGGTGATGCGCTTCACCGTCACGCCTTCACCGAAGATGTCTTCGCCGATCGGGCCGAGGATCGAGATTGTGTTGTCCGACTTCGGCGCCGCAGCACTGATCGTCTCGTCCCAGCGCGCCAGGGCCTGGGCGGAAAGTTCTATTGCCGAGGCAGCGATAACGCCGATCTCGATCTTCGGGAGGGTGCGGATCGTCACTGCAAGTCCTCCGGTGGTGAGATAGGCGCCGGGCCGCGGGGCTGACCGGCCATCGAAAGCGGGATGAGGGTGGAGTTGATGAAGAGCTGGTCGCCACCATCTTCGGGCGGCAGGTTTTCCTTGCGACGCCACTCGTTCGGCTTCAGCGCGGCATTCTGCATCATCTTCGACAGCAGCTCGGCGCGGCCGGCACTGTCGGCGCGCAAAAGGCCCTCGACCGAGAACTCGACGAAGAGGCCGCGGGCGCGATCAGCGGGGGTGAGCACCCGCTTCTTCACCGCCTGCTCGATCCGGGTGAGGTAGGGTCGCAGCCCCAGCGTCAGCCAGGCGAGCACGATCTGCTCGACACCCGAGCCCCACATGGTCTGCCCTTCGGAGGCGTGGCCGATCAGGATCGGCGGCAGCCTGAGCCAGCGGCAGATGTCCTCCACATTGAAACGCCGGTTCATGATCATCTCGGCGTCACGCGCGGACATCGCCACCGATTTGAAGTCGACGCCGCCTTCCAGGATGCCCGCCCAGGGAGCATTCGGACCGCTATTCGCCTCGATGAGGTTCCGCTTGGCGTCCCCACGCTGATCTTCCGTCAGCGGCTTGGAGCCGTTCGGCATTACGAAGAAGCCCTTGCCGCGCATGCCCTTGGAAAAGATTTGGCCCGCCTGTTTGTCGGTGGCCTTTGTCAGTCCAAGCGTCTGGCGCGCGTAGCTGACCGGAGACATGCCGACGTCACCGTCGCCGAACCCGCGGATGTGAAAGACCTTCGATTCCGGAAGGGTTTCCTGCTTCCCGCGATCGAAGAAGCGGTATTGGAGCGCCCCGGTATTGGAGCGCGACACCGATGTGTCAGCTGGCATCCGCTCCAATGAGATCAGGCGTCCGTCCCCAGCGAAGGTCTTCTCAGCAAACCCGTTACCCGACGTGCACAGGCCGAGGACCCGGCCCTCCCAGAACTCGACGGCCGTCTGATCGGCGTTCGGGCTGTCGTGCAGCAAACCGTAAAGCGAGTGGCTGGAGACAGTCTGCTTGTCGCCATTGGAGTCGCGCTCGAACACGCCGAGCGGCAGCGTGGCAATCGTCTCCGAGATGAGCAGCGTGCCGGCCCAGAACGCCGACAGCTGCATCGCGCCATGTGCGTCGACGGGTTCGCCCGCGAAATTGTCTGCGCCGGCGATTGCAGCCCAGAAGCCATCATCGACGGGCTTTACCCCGATCGGGCGCTCTCGCCAGAAGTCCCACCATGCCATCAGGCGGTGACCGCGTTGGCGAGGAAGTCGCCGAGGGATGCGCCGCCCGCTTCCGGGTTGCGGGTCATCAGCGTCACGGCATTGAACAGCGCGACAAGGGGATCAATCTTCGCCGAGCCGGCGATCTGCTTCGTGATCAGCACGGCGTTACCTCGCTTCTCGGTCTTCGCGTTGCCGACGCACCAGGTCATGAGGTTCTGTCTGGCATGGCGAAGGGTGCCGTCCTTCAGCTTGCGTTCGCTGCCGAGGACCGCGCCGTTTAAACGGAAGCCCTGCGCCACGGCGCTGAGCTGCTCCTGCTCGAACCCGCGGGCGACAAGCTCGTCGAGGATCGCAGCAACTCCGATAGGGTCGAGGCCGATCGCGTATTTGTCGGGGAACAGCCCGGCGTTGAGCACCCGCTCCAGAATATTGGCCAAGCCGATGATGTCGTCGGTAGGATCCTCGCACTTGGTCAGATCGCCGTCGGCGATGAAGCCTTCCAGCGCGGAGATGATGTCCTTGCGGCGCTCCCACACGTCCAGCTGAGCCCAGGCGTGCGACCATGTCAGCCAGATGCGCGGATCGCCGCGAAGCCGGCCGATGAGCGTCAGCCCGAGAAGATCGTCCAGGCCGCCGCCGTCAACACCGCCGACCGCTACCTCGACCAGTTCGATGAACTGCTCAAGCGAGCCGTCCCACACGTCCGGTGCCGCCGCGGCCTTCTGCCAATGGACAGCACCTGCCCACGCATCGTGCAGCAGGCCGACGCCCATCTCGACATTCAGATGCTTGGCATAGAAGACCTGGCGCTCGGACATCTCGGCGCGCTGCGCCTCGGCGAACTTCGTCTCCAGCCAGCTCTGCCCTACCGATCGGCCGAGGTTCGGGTTGGTGATGTAGAAGTTGGCCGGGTCGAGATGCTCGCCGGCCTTCATCATCTCTGGCGGGAACTCGTAGAGAACCGGCAGCTTGGTCGGCGCGTCGATCTCACCGTCGCGGATCTGGCGGTACTCGGCGAGCTTGGTCTTGAAGACGCCCTGCGGCGGCTTGTCCGACTGGGTGGTGAGCCAGAGGGTGTACCCCTCCGGCCGCGAGGCCTGCCCGCCGGTCGCTTCCTGGAACATAGCGTCGGCGGTGGCGACCTTGCCGAACAGCCATAGCTCGTCGACCAGAACCCGACTGGCCTTCTTGCCCGACACGGTCGCGCTGTCCGCTGCGACCACCTTCAGGGTCGCCTTGGTCGTCCGGTGCGTGATGAGCCGGTAGTGGTCCTGGATGTGGAGGAGGTCGTTCAGTTCCTCGTCGGCGCGGATCATCGCCGCGGCCGGCTTGAAGCTGTTGTCCGCAACCTCTTTCGTCGGCGCGAGGATCAGGTTCTCGTCTTCGTGCCGCCAGCCGAGCGCCAGTTCGGTCACCATCAGCCCGGCGGCGATGGTCGATTTCGTGTTCTTCTTCGAGACAAGGAGCAGGAACTCCTTGATGAGCTGCTCGCCGTGATCCGGATCGTAGGCGCCGAACACAGTGGCCGCGAAGTTCAGCAGCCAAGGGTCACACGCCTCGCCGATCGTCGGCTGCCCGGTGACGTCCATCAGCCGCAGCGACGTGAACAGGGCCATCTTCGCTTCGGCCGCGTCGGGAAACAACGGATCGAACGGGATCAGCGAACGACGGCCCCGGATCCGCTCCTTCCAGTCCGGGCACGCCGTCGTCCAGGTTGGCACCCTACTTCACAGCCGCCAGCCGAGGCGGGCCGGTGCCCTGAAGGCGAGAAGCGCCTTGGACCTGGTTCGCTCGCTCCTGCGCCTGAGCCTTCTTGCCCTGCGGTGCCGAGGCCTCGTTCAGCGTCTTCAGCGCCAGAGCGATCGTCTTCAGCGTGTTCGCCCGCTCTGGCAGGCTGACCGCCTTCATCATCGCGTTGCGCTGGGCGTTGTCGTCGTCACCATCGGTAGCGGCGACGATCAGGTCTTCCAGCTCGCCGCGCCGGCTGGTCGTCACGTTCAGCTCGTCGAGCATCCGGTAGGCAAGGCCCCGACCGCCATCGGCGATCGTCGCGGAATCGACCGGCGTCTCCGGGTCGATTGGCGGCGGCGGCGATCGGTCAGGTTCGCGCGGGTTCGCACTGCGAACCTTGCGGACCCACTCTTCCGCCTTCGCCCGCTTCCGAATAGCCGTGTCCGAAATCTCGTGCCGATCGGCTATTTCGCGAATGCTGTCTTCGCCTGAACAGTATTCAAGCTGGATGCGCTGCCAGTCGACAGTCGTCTTGCGGGTAGCCATCAAGTAACGCCTTTCGGCCTAAGTTCGCACCCCCGACCGCCCACCAGAAAATTATCTCTGCGTGGGAACGGGGGCGGTTCAGGAGGGCGGCGGTCGCCGAACTTTGACCCCGCCCCCCCCTCTCTGTTCAGCCGAGAACGTCGCGCAGGTTGCGCTCCGACCCGTCGTACAAGTCGACAGGATCGGCGGAAGCGATGTCGATGCGGGTCACGATCGGGCTGACGAGCGTCGCGAACTTGATGATCAGGAGGGCGAGGTTGGAGCGGATCGCGAAACGGCGAACCCCGCTGACCTTGATCGTCATCGTCACGGTCTTGGTCGCCACGGACACGGGCACGGACATCGTCGAGGGAAGCCGGGCCATCAGAAGGACTTCACCAGTTCGAGCGCCTGGCTCTCGCTGAAGCCCTCGGCGACATACGCCAGGAAGATCGTGCGCTTCGCGTGTGCGATGTGCGACGCGGCTTCAGCGAGCCCCTGCCACGCTGTAACCATGTTCTGTATGGCTTCGGGCAGGTTCTCGCGCGGGCGTTCCGTGCGGGTCGGTTCGCTGGCCATGCTCATCGTCCTTTCGCTCGCTCACGCTCGGCGTGGCGCCTGCGCTGGCGTGTCATCGTGTCGGGTGGCAGCGGCGTGGGCGGCCCCGGCAGGAGGCCGCGGACCGCGCCAGTGCCGTCACCATAGAGAAACGCGTGGATGGCCTCGGGCGTGTCCCACATGAACATCACCGCATCTCCGCGGCTTGCTCAAGCTTCTGCTTGTGCTTCGAGTGGCAGGGCGAGGCGCAGAGCGTCTCCAGGTTCTCAGGATCCCAGAACAGCGCCAGGTCACCGCGGTGAGGGCGGCGGTGGTCCGCCACCAGCTTCGACGTGTCCGCCTGCGGGCCAAGCCCGCACATCTGGCAGGTGAAGAGATCGCGGGTCAGTGTCTCCCAGCGCAGCTTCGCCCAGCGGGCGGTGCGGTACAGGGCGCGCAGCGGGTTGAAGGCGTTGCGCTGCCGCTCCGCGCCAGCCGGATCAACAGGCAGGAAGGCCAGTGCGGGAGGCAGGCCGGCCAGCAGGCCAGGTGCCGTCTTGAGGCGGCCCACTACCCGCCTTTCCCGATCCGTGGAGAGATGGTGAGGATCGCGACTAGGCAGCCCATCTTCCGATTCCTCGGCCGCCACCTTCCGTCCCAACTTGGCACCGCATCGGCGTAGTTTCGACACCGAATCGTTTAGAAGCTGGTAAGCAAGATGTCCCAGCGCCGCGAGGCAGCCGGGACATCAGGGTCTCACCCGGTGGGGAGGCGTCGTCCGTACGGGTCGAAGGTAACGGACGACGCACCTTCTAACATAAATCGGCAACTCGGCGAACCCCCAGTTGAGGCTCGCCATTGACCTGTTTGGCAAACGCCCGATCCTTCACATATCTTTGAAGTCAACCGAGCCATTCTACTTAGTGGCCGGGCCGTCGCTTCCTGTTCTATCCCAGCACCATAGTGGTGGGTTAACGCAGCGATAACCCCGTTTCACCGGATCAAAAGTTCACTCCACTAGTTCGGCACTTCAACTGAATAGAAGTGCTAAGAATATCTGGAGTCGCCTATTATGAAACGGTTTATACTTGCTACCTTGGGGTTAATTTCAGCACCAGCATTTGCCGAGCCGCAGGATAACGTTTCGGGTATGAAGAACAACGTTATCGGCATTAGCCGAAATGAGCGTCGGGCGATCCTCGAAGAGATGCGCGGCCGTGCGCAACTTGAAAACCTCATCAGCCAGATCGTCGAGGAAGAGGAGATGATCGAAACGCATGGATGGGGATACGAAAGGCAGACCCAGTCCAAGCGCCCGGGCTAACCACCCGCCGTTCAGGCATGTCTTAGACTTCGGCCGGAGCGCATGCTCCGTCCGGTGAAGCGGGGATGCGGAAGCGCACGAAGCGCCACATCGTCTTTCCCCTTCAGCTGCTCAAGCAGCGGCACCTAAAGGCTGAAGGTGATATACGATGGCTAGACGAACCTGCCAAGTCTCGACTTGCATGCTCAGCATGCCGTCGAACTTGATCAGGACTTGGTTGCCCCGTGCTCAATGGTCATCCGACCAGACCTCAGTTCCGTCGCTGACGCCGGTCCAAGCGGTGTTCAGCCAAGCCGACGCGAGCGGTCCATTTCGCTCTTCGAATAGTGTGTACAGCGAACGCGCTGCATCGATGCCTCCCGAGCGGGCAATCGTTTCGCCGACTAGCCAGACTGAATAGCGTAGCCCTGATCCCGCGTCGCGGACGCTCTCGAGACGGCTCGTCGGCGCTTGAACCATCAAGTCGCTTACCCTGACGATCCTCAGTCCAGTTGCACGGATATCGCGTGGTACTCTGGCGCGTTCCTGCTCGGTCTTCCAAATCGCCGCAATGCGGTCAACGATCGGGTACAGCCCTGCCTCGGCTGAGGCGGGTGTGTGCTCGGATACCATCGGTGGAATTACGCCTTACAATTTCACGAAGCATATCCATCAGTTAGCGCGATTCGGCCAGAACAAAAACCACCAGCATGGGCAGCATCCGCCTGGTTCCCTCGTGAAAGTGTTACCCTGCCAGGGCAGACAAAGTGTCGTGGATCGGGCGCACACGCCAAGCCTCGACCGTCATCGTCAGCACGCCACCGAACCGGATCTGCGCGGAGGCGCCCTGCCCTCTCACCACCTGGCCGACCATGCCTGCCAGCGCCGGCATGTCGTCGATCGTCACGTCGACGCCGGGCTCGAACGTCTTCCGCTCTTGGCGCAACGCCTTGCGCCGCGCGCGCTCGGACCCAAGGCGGCTGGCCCGCTCCTCCCGCGCCGCCTTCTTGCTTTCAGCATCGCGCTCCACGTTGATCGCCGCGGTCGCCTCGTCCTCGGCAGCACGAAGCCCAGCGATCTGGCTGTCATCGATCAGCGGGACGCGGCTGCCCCAATGAAAGATCGAGAAGGCCGGATGCTGGCTGAACGGATCGGCAGCGGCGCGGGCGAGATCGTCGAGATGGTGCGCGCGGGCGAACACGATGCTCGGCACGATCGCGGTATCGACCTCGACCATCACCTTGCGCAAGCCGAGGTGCAGCCGGCGGCGGTGTCCGGGTGCCGGACGCTTCAAGGTGCGCACCGGCGTCCAGACATCGAAGCCGGCACTCCTCAGCGACCGGACAAGCGGCAGCGTTTTCTGGCCGCTGGTCCTGAGAATGCACCAGCCGTCTCGTGCTTTGATGTCCTTCGTCATCATGCCTGCTCTGCCGGGCTGCAGCGCCAAATGGAGGCGCGCAGGTCTGTCGTCCCGATACCAAACCGCTTCACGAAGCCGTCACCCTGCTGTGCCAGATGTAGGCCCTGTTAAGGACGAAGCTGTACGGCGCATGCTCACGGATCAGGGACGGACACATGGGCATTGCCGCCAAGCTGGTGACAGAGGGAGCTGAGGAGCTCCTACGTGCACCCCGAACGTCGATCGAGGCGGGCGGGACGATCCGCGGTTCGGAAGCCCACACGTACGACATCGTTGTGAAAGACCTTTCGACAACTGGTTGCCTGGTGGAAACCCGGGCGGTGCTGGCGCTCGGGTCGGTCCTGCAGATCCGGATCATCGGTGTTCCGCAGAGCGCCGCCCGTGTCGTTCGCCAAAACCCCGACGGGTACGGGTGCGAGTTCCTCCGAGAACTATCACCTGACGATCTGCCGGGGCCCGGACGTCCCGGGACGGTTGAGCATCCGAAGCGCGGAAGTTCGCACGCGCCAGCCCTGATCGTCGCCGTCGCAGCGGGGATGGCCATCCTCGCCGCCGGACCATGGTTGACGATCCATCGAGCGCTGATGTGGGTTGAGCAGCTCCGGGAATGAGCTACCGTTTGCGCCGATGCCGCCGGTTCCACTGGTGCCCCAGGATAAGCGTTGATCACGCCCGCTCACCGGCCGTTCGCTCGCGTTCTTGACGCTCCCGCTCCTGCTGTTCGAAGCGCTCCATGCGCCGGATCGCAGCATCGAAGTGGACGAGGTTGCTTGCTGGCGCCGCTGGCTTCTCGGCGACCGCCCGCTGGTGAGCGCGGTTGAGCATTCGGTTCGTTCGCTGAAACCAATCCTTCTTCGCCGCTTCGTCCTGCCCGGCGAACCATGCGTCGATGCTGGTCAGCTCGGCGATCATGTCCGGGATGCCGTGGTAGGTCTGGCGCCATCGATCGAGATGGGCTGCCGTGAGGCGCACGACTGTCCCTTCGAAACCGTAAGCCTTGCCGTCGCTGGCGCGCCCGCGCGCCCCCTCTTCTTCTTTCTTTTCTTTTCCTTCTTTCTTCTTTGCGTCGCTGACGCTTCGCAGCTGCGTCACATCGGCGTCGGACGCTGCGTCGGTGACCTCCTGCGTGAGCTGATATTTGTCGTAATTACAAATCGTTATGACCGTCTGTCCCGCGTCGGTGGATGCGTCGATAATTTTCGCCTCCTGCGTCGCTTTTAGAAACCGACGCACCCTCGGTTCTGACCACTTCCAGGCCCTCGCAAGGTACCTGAGAGAGTAGCCCAGCTGCCCCCGTTGAAGCTCTAGACTGCCGCCCGGAACGTGCACTCGGGTCGGTTTGAAAGCGGCTTCCTGGATCAGCCACTGGAAGGCGTCGCGCCGGCTGAACTCCTCTCCGCCGAATACAGGGTGATCCATCCAGCCGCGGTGCATCCGGTACCAGCCGCTCATCGTGTCGCTCCTAGGGTGTGCCGTCGTTTCATCGGACGGCCTGAAAATCGCGGTAGAACCGCCCGTAGAAGTTACCCTCGCGGCCGTGCCGATGCTTGGCGCAGATGAACTCGAGCGAGCTCTCAACCTTGTGGAGTTTACTTCGCCAAGCGTCGTGCTCGGCGGTGTCTGCCTCGGGCTCTGCCTTCCGCAGGTAGTATTCCTCGCTTAGAAGGAAGACGACGAAGTCGGCGTCCTGCTCGATCTGGCCGCTGCTGCGCAGGTCAGCGAGGACTGGCCGGTGGTCCGCTCGCTGCTCGACGTTTCGGCTCAGCTGCGAGAGTGCGATCACCGCCACCTCTTCGTCACCCGCGAGCAGCTTCAGCTCCCTGCTCACCTCGGACACCGCGTCGTACTCGGACTTCGCGGGACGATCGGGCATGAGCAGCTGAAGGTAGTCGACGACGACGAGCTCGAGCTTGCGGCCGGCCACAGCCAGCTCGCGCTTGCGGCGACGGACCGCCCGGCGAAGCTGGCCCAGCGTGTGGCAACGCTTGTCGATGATCTTGAACGGCAGAGCGGCGATGTCGTCCCGGGCCCGGCAGATGATGCGTTTGTGCTCGTGGGAGAGCCTGCCACCCATCATTGCGTCAAAGGGGACCGGCTGCCCGATCGCGTGGCAGTGATCCGCCACAAGACGCATGCTGAGCGTTTCCCAGGTCATTTCCAGGCTCGCGAACAGCGAGGTGTGTCCCCGCCCCGCGGTCCCGCGCAGGTAGCTGACCAACGCGGCTGTCTTGCCCATCCCGGGGCGTCCGGCGACGATCCCTAGCCACCCGGGTCGGATCACCCCGATCAGGCGGTCGATCCCGGTAACGCCACCGCCACTGGATACCCCCACCACAGGACGATCGAAGCTCGCGACCACTTCGTCGACGCAGTCGGCGCCGGCCCTGAAAGGGTTAGGGTCGGTTCGCTCGACCGCTCCACTCGCCGCCGCGTCGTACTCAGCGATAATCACGTCGATGGGCCGGTTGAGGTCGGCAAGCGCCGCCGAGGTCTCCGCCATGCGTGCGACCAGTCGCCGACGGACGGCAAGGTCGCGCAGGTGCCGCGCGATCCCGGTTACATCGAGCAGCGACACCAAGCTCCCGCCCATGTCGATCAGGAACCCGCGGCCGCCGACGGATTCGAATGCTGCATCACCCTGGAAGAGCGCTGCCACGATCATCGCGTTCGCAGCACGGCGCTGCGCCACTAGATCGATGATCGTCGAGTAGAGGCGGCCGAACAGGTCTTCGGAGAAGTCCTCTACGGCCAGGATGTCGGCTACCGAGTCCACTCGCGTGTTGTCGCGCAGGAGCGCGGCGAGAATTACGGCTTCGCTGTCAACGCTCATCAGGGAAGCTGGAACGTCGGTCGGGATCCGGATTGGCACAGCCAAGTTCATCGGCTGGCCCGGTCCTGGGCGATCATCTCCAGCCACATCGACGTGAGCGCGTGGACGCGGCGGATCAGGGTTTCGTGCGGTGCCAGCTCGGTCGTCTCGGTCAAGCCATCGGCTTCAATCGCGATCACAGCTGGCAGAAGGTTCGCGAGCGTTAGCGCTGCCTTCTCGTCGCCGGTGCAGATCGCCCCGGCGTCGGCCCATCGTCCTCCCACGAGCGACAGCAGCGGATCCGCGAACCGGCCCTTCCACTCGTGGCAGCCGGCAAGAAAGGTCGGCAGATCGATAGCGGACAGACCGGAGGCGTAGATCGCGGCCCGATCCTCGGACTTGCCGAGCACACGCCCCATATCCTTGAAGGTGATCTCGTCGTCCGACTTGATGTCGCTGAGCACGTTGCCCTGCGCCTCGACCGCTTTCGACGCGGAAAAGGTACGGCGCGTGCCGTGGATGTGCGGCGCGCTCACCGGCTACCTACCGCAGCATGGGAAAAGACAAGCGAGCGCGCCGACGCGGCGAGATGACGATGGCCATGTGGGGCATTATTGTGGGGGCATTGGCTGACACGATGCGAGCAGCCCGGATCCCGAACTGTCTCGTCCACTACTTCCTCGACCAGATCGAAGATGGGACTGACGCCGTGCTGAGCGAGAGGCCCTATCATCAAGCGGTCACCATGCTTGATGCGATCCGGGAGTCGGTGCCGAGCAATGACTGAGCGGGCCAACAACCAGCGCTTACTGGAGATCGCTTCAATTCGGCGGGGATCGGTAGACGAGCTCGAGGGTCCCGCTACGATGCGGGTCGGGGAATCTCGGAGGTTAGATTGGACAACACCACACGCCTGGCTCTCCAGGCGATTGTTCGCGGGCTCCACCGCGGCGGCACCATCACCCGGGCGAGCGTGGCCGATATCGCAGTGCAGCTTCAGCGAGCTTCCGCTGAGCGGCACGTGGCCCTCGACGCAAAGGCGGCGCAGGAACTCCTGTCCTTGGCCGACTGCATCGAGCTCGAAGCCGAGGAAGCGTAGCAGCAGCTGCGGTCTCACGTCTGACCGGACGTGCTTGTGCTTGGGCCGCTTAGGCGTAACACAATGCCCGCCACAGCAGCGCGGAGGGGAAGGACGTTGGACGATCCCGACGAAAGCGAACGAAACGTTGCCATCGCTGGGCTCGCCGGGCTGGCATCGACTGCCATCATGGGGACCGTCGCCCTTTGTAACGAGATGGCTGCAGCTGGTGTACTCGATGCGAAGGCCATCGACCGGATCAGCGAGTTCATGCTGCGGTCGATCGAGGATTCCGGTGCCAGGCCCGACATCCAGGCGCAGCTCACTGCTTCGCTCACGAAGCACTTCGCGGATCTCCGGCGAAAACTCGGGTAGCCGGCTGTCGGGCGCGACGCGGATCGAACTTCTCGCGAGCACCAATGTCACCCTCGCGGGGAGCGCTTGCGCACGCCCGGGTCCGGCGTATCCTGCTGGGGTCGAAGTCAACACGAAGGAAAAGATGGATGGCGGACCAAATCACCAAGAGCGGCTTTTGGGCGCTCCTCGAGGTGCTCAAATCGAAAGGCGCCCTCGACGCGGCAGACATCGACCACATCAAGGGCGCGATGGAGCGCAATATCAGCGATCTGCTTTCGACAGGAAGCGATGAGACCGCGACGGTCGCGGAGTTCCACCGCATGTTCGATAAGCTCAAGGCGAGGCTGTAGGCAATCATCGCGCGGCGCCCTGTATTTCGGGCAGCCAGCCCCGACGGGAGAGCATGCTCATCGTCCGCCCTCGGGGGAGAGGCTTGTCGGCCCCTCCCCTTCGGCTACAGTCGTGGTGCGAACAGCGACTGAAGAGGGTGAATGGTGGACTTCGTCGATCGGCACTTCAAAGAGGAGGCGGTCGACCTCGGCGGGAACTCGTTCCGGGGCTGCACCTTCGAAAACTGCAAGCTGCGCTACGACGGCGGGAGCTTCGAGCTCTTCGAACCCTCTACCGTCCTTGGCCGCAACACGATTGCCGGCTCGGGTAATCCGCGTACCATCCGGGAGGTCGACAAATGGCTGCACGACTGCGGCGGGATCGAACTCACTGTGCACAATCCGCACGGTTGAACCTGGGAGGCCGTCGTCGGTCACGGAAAGGCCGCTCCAAATAACAGCGCCAGCCGGAAACTCCGTTCGGTCCGGCTTTCCGACAATTTCGACAGGTGGCCATCCGTGATCTCGCCGCGGCAGATCCACGAACATCCGCTCGCGTCGCACGCGGAGCAGCCGGCCCAGGCGGGAGAGCATGCTCATGCTGGCTGCGAGCCGTTCCGCCCACGCGGCTTCCGGCCGCCTGCTAGGTATGAGAGCTGGTCGGCATCCATCTGATGACGCGCGCGGATTGCTAGTTCGAGAAGTGCTCTCCGCCGCCACTGGGGGATCGAGTCCTTCTGCTTCCAAGAGTGCACTGTCTGCATCGGCGTTCCGGTAAGCCGCGCGACCGTGGTGACGCCGCCGAGTGCTTCAAGGATCGAAATTGCGACCGACACGACATCCTCCTCGCTTCAGCCGCATTATCCGATTTCCGTATGAGACTAGCAAGGACAAATCTGGCAAATGCGGATCATGGTCGAGCATGTCAGCACCCAGTTGGAGATCCTTCGCACTCGGATGCAGGAGATTGGCATGAGCCAGCGTGAGCTGGCCGATATCATAGGCCTGCATCAATCGGCAGTTTCGAACATTCTTAGAGGCGCCCGGCAGATCAAGGTACACGAGTGGAACCTGATCTCGGATGCGTTAGGGTTCGCTATAAACGCCAACAAGCCAGTGCCATTCATCGCGCTAGAACGAGCCGCGGAATGGGAGAAAGAGGTCGGTAAGTCGGACTTTCAGGCTTTCGAGCTACCTTTAGAGATTGGCGGTGACAGCATGTTTGCTGTTGAGTACAACAACATGGATCCGCATAATTTCCTTCGCGGGTCTAACTGGGTCGTAGTTGATCCAGAAGAGACTGATCTGTTTAGCGGGGATCTTTATCTCGCTGTAGAGAAGGGTAAAACCCCGGAGTTTTTTCGCTACGCAGATGGGCCTGCGAGACTACTCAGCGTCTCCGGCGAGGTTGAACCTAAAGTCATTCCCTTAGGTCGTGCCGCACCTGCCATCATTGGGCGAGTGGAAGCCATCCTTCGGCGAACGGATGTGCTTCTCGAGCATGTAGCCGATGAGCGGACACCTCCTCAAGCATCGGTGATCCGAAAAGCGGATTGACCAACTTATGCGATTATAGCATGATTGCTCATCAGCTGAGCGCCTCCGGGCCGCAGACGCTGATGACGCAGGACCATGCCGGCGCACCATGCGACGTCTCGTGGAGCGGCCATATCGCTCCGGTCTGATCCTGCTTCCTCAAGCAGGAGGCCGTGATGGCGACCGCATTTGCTACTCCTCCCACCAGTTCCGCCCCGTCACGCATATGGATCTGTGCTCCGGGCAAGGAGCCGCCCGACTGGATTGTCGAGCGAATGACGACCTGCGAGCTCGCCGACGATGGCAGCTTCGAGATCGAGGCTGGAGATGGTCTCGTCCGCGTTGAACGTGGCTTTGCCATCTTCGAGTTTGATGCCCGGGTGTTCGCCTGCCCGCCCAGGCAGGTGCAGGAGAAGCTTGCCGCCGCCGGCAGCAGCCATCCGGTGATTGCAGCCGCAGTCCAGAAACAGCAGGCACCGCGCCCGGCCGTCGCCGTAGCGTCGGTTTCGAAGCCCGCCGCACGCGAACCGGTTCGCACCCGGCCGGTGATCGGGAAGCCGCCCGTAATCGAGTGGCATGCGCCAGCCGACCTCAAGGTGGACGACACTTACCAGCGCTCCATCGAGAATGGCGCCTCCCAGAAGCTCATTCGCAAGATCGCCATCGACTGGGATTGGCGCCTCTGTGTCCCCTTGATCGTCTCCCGCCGGGCCGAGGGTCTCTTCGTCATTGACGGCCAACATCGCGTTGAGGGAGCACGCCTGCGAGACGACATTCCCTTCATCCCTTGCGCTACCTATGACTTCCAAGGACCGGAGGCCGAAGCCGAGCTCTTCGTCCAGGCCAACCGGGCGCGCCGGCCGATGCAGCGGCTGGACGACTTCCATGCGGCGATTGTCGCGGGCGACGAGAACGCGATCGCGGTCAACGAGGTGGTCGCTGAGGCCGGGCTGCGCGTCGGCCGCAATCAGGCTTGGCAGATGCTCAAGCAGGGCGAGGTGATCTTCATCGGCGCAATCATGCGGGTGATGCGCGTCCACGGCCGGGAGGTGGCGCTCACGGCGCTGACGCTCATCGCTCGAGCTTTCGAGGGGCAGATCCTTTCAAGCGCATCGTCGATCTTCGACAGCCTCGGAACGCTGATTGCGGAGCGCATCAAAGCGGGTGATCCCATCGATCCCGAGCTGATGTGCGCGGTGCTCGCCGATAGCGGCATGACCGGCTGGAAGGCCGCCGTGGCTGGCGCGGCGAACGGCTGGGAGCGCAACGATCAGATGCTTACCGCTCTGAAGGCTGCATATGCGGAAGCGGAGGCGCAGTGATGTATCACCAGCCCCGCACCTTCTTCGGCGACATCCAGAAGGCACTCGCTCAGGCGCTCTATGATGCCGGTCAGAGCGATACGGAGATCGGCCTCGGCCTCGGCGTCTCGGTCAACAACATCGTCCATTGGCGCCGCGAGGTCGGTCTACGAGAGAACTCTTCGGCCCAGCCGGAGGCAATGGTAGCGGCCGCGCGCGAGCCGGTCCGCCGCGCCAAGCCAGTCGCATTAGGGTCCGCGCTACCATCCCCAGGTTCTACGGCTCGAGAGATTGTCGCTGCGGCGCCGGCGACGCGGCCGCAGGCAGTAGCTCCGCCGGCTGCTGCTTTTAGCGAGCCGAGCGTCCAGCCGGCCGGCGACAATGCTCTCGAGATCGGAACCGATGCTGCCGGACGGAAGATTCTGATCGACCTTGAGGAGCTCCTGACCACCCGGCTGCTCGTTCAGGGGAACAGCGGGAGCGGCAAAAGCCATTTGCTGCGAAAGGTCATCGAGGAGAGCACCGGCATCATCCAGCAGGTGATCATCGATCCCGAAGGTGACTTTGTCAGCCTTGCCGAAACCTTCGGGCACACCGTTATCGATGCCGATGCTTACGACCGCGACAAGATGGCCGCCATCGGCGCTCGGGTGCGGCAGCATCGAGGCTCCGTCGTTCTCAACTTGGAAGAGCTCGACGCCGAACAGCAGATGGATCGTACGGCGGCCTTCCTCGAGGGCTTGTTCGATGCGCCTCGCGAACACTGGTACCCTGCCCTCGTGTTTGTCGACGAGGCGCAGCTGTTCGCGCCGTCTGCGGACAACGGTGAGGATCGCGAAGTGCGGAAGGCCTCGCTGCTCGCTATGACCAATCTGATGTGCCGCGGCCGCAAGCGCGGGCTGGCCGGGGTAATGGCCACGCAGCGGCTGGCGAAGCTCCACAAGAACGTTGCCGCCGAGGCGTCCAACTTCCTCATGGGTCGGACATTCCTCGACATCGATATCGCCCGCGCGGGCGACTTGCTTGGCTTGAAGCCGCAGCAAGCCGAGCAGATCCGGGATCTCGCCCGGGGCGAGTTCCTTGGGCTCGGACCAGCTATCTCGCGAAGGCCGCTCAAGGTCAGGATTGGCGACGTACTCACCCAAGCACGTGGCGGAAGCGCGAAGGGCCTTGTCCCGCTCCCCAACGTCGGGGCGCCTGAGATGAAGAGCTTGATGCTCACGCCGGACGAGGATGAGCCGAACTCCACTCCAGCGCTGAGGATCGTAAAATGAGTGCGAACCGCCCAGGGCATCTGCCGCCTGACAAGCTCGAAATGCTGGTCGAGCTACTACCGGTCGCTGAGAGCTTCCGCGACATCGCCCTGCTGCTCGATCTTCGCCCAGATCGCGTGCGCGTCGAAGCTGCGCCGTTCTTGCTCCTGATGAAGCTGGCGGGAACCCATCCCAAGTGCGGGTGCGGGCGGGATCGCTATCACCAGTATGGCTGCGCCGATGCCTACGACAAAGGCAAGAGGGCCGACGGAATGCCCGGCCATTCGCCGGAGCGAGCAGCGACACTCCTGCAGCGGCGTGCAGCTGCGCTCGAGATGATCAAAGCCGGTGTACGGTGGTGTGACATCAACGAGGCGCTGGGCACGTCCCGATGCCACGCCGAGAAATACGTCCGGTACTTGACCCCGGAAGAGCGGGAGGCGCGCAAGCAGCTTGATCAGTCGCGCCGGGCAGAGCTCCGCCGGTCTCCGCTGCGGCGTCCTAGGCGATCGCCGCGTCGTGCCGAACCGAACGCCGGCACCTGGGCACTCGCAGCATCAGCGGCGGTGTCGCTATGATCGAGCTTCGCCCCCGCCGCTGCGAGACCTGCGCCTGGTGGTGTCGGCAGATGCCGGTAATCGCGGCCGCCACTCGCGATGCCGCCCAGCGGCCCGACCTAGGATCGTGTCAGGTCAACCCACCGGTGCCGCTGCCGGGTGTCCGTTTCGCCGCCGAGTGGCCTCAGACGCACGAGAGCCGCTTCTGCGGAGCCTGGGCGCCGGACGTTGCCGGCTCAGATCCCGACGGTGGCGAGCGCATCAGCACCGTCGTCCCGCTCAGGATGGCTGCAGCATGAGCCTCAACCTCTTGGAAGGAAGCGCGATGAACGATCGACCCACTGCCGGGCTCTCGCCGGAGACGAAGGCGTTCCGCGGCAATTGGCTGCTCTACCGCAAAGCGGGGCAAGGGATGCGCCGGCCCGGCAGCGCTGGAGCCCCGCGCTTCCGCCACCCGAGCTTCGAAGACGCGGAGGCAGAGGCTCGTCGGCTGCTCGGGATCTTTCCGGAGTCGACGTTCCTGATCTTGCAGGAGCGTGGGCACGTGAAGCTCAAGCCGGCGGCGGAGCGGCAGGCGGCATGACGGACGAAAGCGAACCTTACTCGTCGGCCATGTCCCACTTGTCAGACACAGCCTCCACCGCACGCCGGGCAATATCGTCTGAGCTTTCGGAGCAGAAGACGTCCACGTCCCAATTATGGTGGTCGCCACCATCGGCACGAAAGCACAGAGTCGGCCGCTGGAACTCGATGTCTTTTGCTTCTCCGTCGAGCGCGAAGCTCCTGACCATTCGATCGAGCTCAAGCCGAATCTCTTCGGCTGATCGGGCTTCCCTCTCCATGTCGCTCTGTCCCGCTGGTTTGCCTGCCCGGATGCTGCTCCTCCGCGCGGTAGGGCGCAAGGCTGCGTGCAGCAGCGCATCCCGACCCAAATGCACCCTACGGGCGCACGTGAGGGTGCTCCTGCCGGGCAATGCCCGCAGCCATATCGATGATGTCTACCTCAGCGTTCGTGCCCATTGGCTTCACTCGCCAGTTCGATCGAGAGTTCGTGGCGGGCGGCAGAAGCTCCACGTCGCCGATAAGCTCGCGCCATCGTTCTCGTTTCCCGCCAGCGCCGCCGCTGAGCATCTCTACGAGCAAGTCCTGGAGATCGTTGACGGTGTGCATGCCACTGCTGTGAACGCAAGTGATTGCGATTGGGTGCAGTTATGATCGGGCTGCTCATTCTCGCTGCCGCCTATGTCGTGCCTGCGGGACAGCCGTTCGCCTGCAAGGTGACCGGCGCCTACGATGCTGACGGCCCGATCTACTGCCGCATGGACGACGGACGGCGGATCAAAATCCGCGTGCAGGGTGTCGGCGCCGTGGAAGCAAACGGCACCTGTCGGTCCAATCAGCCCTGCGGCATCCGAGATCCAAAGCGGGCTCGGGCGCTCACCCTGGCGCTGGTGCTCAACAAGCGGCTGCAGTGCGTCTCGCATGGAAACGCGCTCGGCGATCGAACAGCCGGCTGGTGCACGCTGCCCAGCGGCAAGTCGCTCAGCTGCGAAATCATCCGGTCAGGGGCGGGCGCTCGGTGGCCGGCGTACGATCCTCAAGGTCGTCTACGGAGATGCGGATCATGAGCACGATAGTCGCTCGCGCGCACGACAATATCCTGCGCCTCCCGGACGTTCGCCGTCGATGCGGCAACCTGCATCGGGCGACCATCTATCGGAAGATGGAGGCGGGCACGTTTCCTCAGACCGTTCGCCTCGGGGAGCGCTGCGTCGGCTGGTACGAGGCCGATATCAACGCGTGGGTGGCGGATCCGCGATGAGATCCAGCCCTTGAAGAGCTGCGGCTGCTCCCAAACAGATGCTCAGGCTGCCTCGACAATTTTCAGTGCGTTATCGAAGCAGCGCCGGATCATGCCGTTGATCTGCGGATTGCTGTCGATAACCTTCAACTTCGAGCGGATAACGGGATAGGGAAACTCGTCCAGAAGGCCCACAAACGCGGCATTGACGAATGAGGAAGGTACATCCGCGACGCCCGCTAGGGACAGGATAACCTGTTGCGAGCAAGCAAGCTGACGGCGAAGAACGGACGCCAGCTTCTCCCCATCTTCAGCGCTGTAGCAGTGTGGGACATGATCAAGAGCGGTGATCACCATTCTAGATTCTCCCGTACGAGCTCGTCCCCAACGAATGTATCGATCTTCAGCATAATGTCCACTAACGTCCCAGGGTAGCTCCCGTTGCCTGCCCAAGGGTGGCGCTGAGGCTTTCCAGCCGAATCACCGGTGCATAAGAGAGCACCACCAAATGAGTAAATCGTTACGGCGCCTCCGTTCGCTACGACCGTCTCAGTGAGATAATTTAGCCCCACTCCACGATTTCGTCGTGTTGTCTGAGCTGTCACGCCCTCTTCGGTGGCTTTCAGGATCGCTATCGCATCCGCCATGGGCCCGAACTTCTCTCGTATCGTATTCGGTATTCCACGGCCGAAATCCGACACGGTGATGTTCACCGTTCGTAGCCGTGGGTAATGCTGCAAATGGATACACCCGATATCGCGGGTTGAATGATCTCTGATGTTGTTGAAAATCTCCTTCACGCAAGCTCTCAAGCTATAGAGAGCCCGACCATCCACCCCCAATGTCGCAGCCATCCAGGGTTCGAATCGGAACTCCAGCCATTCATGTCCATCAACAATCGGAACCCTGGTGCATGGAAGCGTGGTAGAGCGCACAGTTGCAAAGGGGTTAATCTTCGCGCCCAAATAGCGTTCAAAGAACCCACACGAGTCCAAATATCGAAGGCCGTCTGACAGGTTTGTGTCATGGTTCACGTAGTAGCACGGCACCCCGAGGTGGTGCAGCCAGTCCATCGTGTTCATGAACACAGTAAGACCTTGGCCGTTGATGAATGTTAGATAGCGGAAGTCAAACGTGAACCGGTCGCTCGCCGGATAGCCGTCTGCGCGGACGATCGAGCGAACGAACGGGTAGAGCGACTCGATCGTGAAGCGGCTAGGCAGCATGACGTTCTCAGGCATGAACCCCAAGTACCTGTGAGCCCGAGCGATTCCAACCACCGTGGCTCTACGTCAATGAGCGGTGAACGAGTCCAATCAGGCTAGCCCCCGGCATCAGCCCGTCGGTGATCAGCTCTGCCCAGTCCTGCGCCAGCTCGCACCGCCGCTACCTGCACGACGCCTGATCACCGGAGTAAGAAGGCTTGCCCAAACATTCCGTCGCGGCCAGCGCTGCGTGTCGGGTACGCGGGCGATATCAACCCGTGGGTGGCCGATCCGCGGAAATCGATTGCCGCGCTGGCTGGCCTCAGCGGGTCGCGTCGATCAGCGCGCCGATGAAGTCCGGTGACGATCCGCTCAGCTCGGGAGAGGGCATAGCCGTCCGCTCAACCCGCGGAGCCTGCCTGCCTGCCTGTGGGTAGATAAAGCCATGAACTGGGTATCGCGTGGCGCCAAGCCCTGCCTCGCCGTCGTACCAGACACGGACGACGCTCCAGTCGCCCCGGCCGGACGCATCCACGACGGTAACGTCCCGCTCTGCCTGACCTCGAACGCCGCCGATCCGCGACCAGTTCGCGTGCGTAACCATGATCACACCCGGTGCCACCAACTGGCTGACGACGGCCACATGCCCCAAGGTCATCGCGCCGTGCGGCTTGAACGCGAGCACCGCTCCAATACGAGGGTTCGTGCCGCGCTCGTAGGTACGGGCCGCCTGTCCCCACCAGGTCCAGGCATCGCCGTAGATGGCTATGCCCGACATCTTGCGGGCGAAGGGAACGCATTCCCCGCCCGCCCCGATCATCCGCTCCGCCGGCGCTGCCGTCGCCCCGACGAGCGCGCCCGCGAACAGCAGTAATCTATTCCAGTGCATCGTGTGACCCCGCCCAACCCGGACGGGGCCCATGCCCAGATACCTGTTAAGCTAGGCTCAGACCATCTGGTAAGCGACGCGTAGACGATTGCCGCTGGCTAGATTGCGAAGAGGAGTGCCGCTGCTACCCTACGTGAAGGGGAAGCTGTCGATTGGCGGGATGGAAGAGGCGAGCATCAATCGCGCAAGGGCGATGTCTGAAGTACGCCGATGCCGTGTCCCTTCGGATGGTCTGCAGCCGGCGATGCTCTGCGCGCGCCACGATGTGCGCAAAATGCGCGCCTTCGAAGTACACAAGCTCAGAGTACGTCATCGAGTTTCCCCTCCCGATACTCGCTCCAACAAAAATGCGGGAGGGCGGTTCCGCTAGGAGTACCAAATACTTTGGTTACTACTTGATAACCATCACTAGACTTAGCACCATCCTGATCTGGTGAAGATCTATTTTATGTTGAGATTTCTATTATCGTAAAAGAGAAGTTGCGTTATCGCCGGCTCTCACCCACTAGCGCGCTCGCCGGCACCAACCCGACCGTAATCAGCTCCGCCCACTCCTGCGCCAGCTCTCGCCTGCGCGGCATGTGGGAGGCTCGGTTGTAGGCCGCCTCCGACCCGGACAGCCCCTGCGGGACGTGCGCGAGCATAAGATCGACGACAGCCCGATCGTCGACGGTGCCGTGCTCTCGCGCCCGCTCGTTCATGATCGTGCTGAAGGCGCTTCGCCAGCCGTGCGGGACGTGCCGGCCGTGGTAGCCGATTCGGTTGTACATGTAGCCGATCGCGTTCTCGGACATGGGCTGGTGCGTGCTGCGGATGCTCGGGAACAGCAACTCGATCCGGCTCGTCAACCGGCGAGTGGCGCGTAGGACGTCGACCGCCTGCTGCGGCAGCGGGATGATGTGCTCGAACGCCTCCTCGCCCTTCCGGTCCAGCTCCTGCTTCATGCGGGCAGCGGGGATCCGCCAGAGTGCCCCCGGGGCGGGGGCATCCGGCTTGTCCCACTCGATGCCCTCGAACTCGACCCAGCGCGCGGTCCGGACGATACCCGGACGTGCCGCGGTTAGGGCTAGCAGGCGTGAGGCGAGCTTCGTCGATGGCCCGGCCGACGATGCCTCAATGTCGGCGAGCAGTTGGCGAACCTTCTTGAGCCCCTCCTCCGGCGTTCGGCACCCGTCCACGATCGAGGGCTGCCGGCCCTTCTTACCTATGGGCTTCAGCGCCTTGCCGACGAGAGAGGCCGGATCGGCCTCGGCGACGCCCTCGGAGATCCCGTAGACGAACACGGCCGAAACGTGCTGACGTACCCGCTTGGCCGTCTCAATCGATCCCCTGCCCTCGATCTTGCGGAGGGTGGAGAGCACCAGCGGTGCGTCGATGTCCTTCAGTGGCAGCCGGCCGAAGTGCGGCAGCACGTCGCGCTCCAGCGCGCGCAGGACGAGCGCAGCATAGTCAGGCGACCAGCGCGGCGTCTGCGCCTCGTGCCAGGCACGGGCGACCTTCTCGAACGTCGTCTCCGCACGCGCCGCGCTGGCGGCCCGGCTCTTCACACGCTCGATCGCCGGGTCGATATGGTCGCGCAGCTTCCGGCGAGCCTCGTCCCTCCTATCCCGCGCCTCGATCAGCGACACCTCCGGGTAGGGCCCGAACACCAACCGCTTCTCCTTGTCGGCGAAGCGGTATTTGAGGCGCCAGGACTTGAAGCCCTTGGTGGTCACGAACAGGTAGAGCCCGCCCGAATCGGCGAGCTTGTAATCCTTCTCGGCCGGCTTCGCCTTCCGCGCCTGTGCATCGGTTAGCATCTCAGTGCCCCCTTCTCCGAGATGAACTCGAGCAGCCGGTCGCTCGGAGTGTACCATTCACCGGAGATGCGCTGTTCTGCGAACATCCTCTGGATGATCAGCTCCGCTGCGTAGCTGCCTGCCATCTGCCCCAGCAGGCGCAGCGGCTCGGGATGGCCAAGTTGCAGAGCGCGGCGGCGAGCAGCCGGGTTGCGCGACACACCGATCTTGATTGGACCCGATCCTGCCTGGATGAAGTAGACCCGGTCAGGGTCGCCTTCCCTGACCGGGATATCTTCGAGGCGGGCGAGGGTACCGGGATGCAGCGGTATGTCGCGCGAGCAGCCGCGAGGGTCCCGGCGAGCTCTAACCTCATCCCGCGCTACCTGGGCCATGTGCCTTGCCTCGGCGATGCTGACCACAGGATAAGGCCCGAGTACAAGCCGACGCTCACGCCCCGAGGTGCGGTACTTCAACCGCCACGATTTGTACCCCGTCGGCGTGATGTAGATGTAGAGCCCGCCCGAGTCGGCGAGCTTGTAGGCTTTCGGCCGCGCGGATGTCGCTTCAATGATCTGGTCGGTCAGCACCCCCAAGATTCTAGAATGCCCCCAACCGGCTGGCAATGCCCCCACCGGTGCCACCGCATTCCCGCGCTTCAGCGCAACATCCTGCGACAT